GAGGCGATGCGCTGGGAGCACACGCGCCACCGACGCGCGCTCATGGAGGGACGCTGGCAGCGCCTCCTCGAGGATCGGCTCCAAACGCAGCTCGGCAGCACGCGACGTCAGGCATGGGGCCTGCCTGACATGGGGACGAACGCCTACCGTCAGGTGTGCTACTCGCTCGCCTGCCTCTACGATTCCGAGCCTGACGTAAAGCACAACAGGGCCGGCGACGTCTCCGCGCTGACCGACATGATCTCCCGCTCTGGGCTGTGGCCGCAAATGTCGCGGTTCCAGGCGATGACGATCGCGCTCCGCGAGATGTGGATGCGCGTGGACGTCGAGGATGGTCGCATCATCTACCGACCTGTCGCGCCCGACATGACGATCGCCGAGAGCGATCCGAGCCGGCCGACAATCCCGACTGCCTACGCCGAGGTGCGCCTTCGCCATGTGCGGGGCGAGACTGTGTGGTGCTGGGACGTCCTCGACATTCGCGACCCGGAGAACCCGTCCTATACGGTGCGTCTCGCGACTGATGATGCCAAGTTCGGAGAGGACGTCACCGAGGAGGTCCTCGGCGCACGCTTCGACGGCGCGGCCTACCCCTACCGACGCACGCCTCGAGGCGACGAGGTGCTCGGCGCACCCATCCTTCCGGTCGTGCTGTACCACGCGAGCCTGTACGGCGATCGCCTGTTCGACCCATTTTTCGGCGTTGAAACCTACGAAGCGTCGTTGAACCAATCTGTGTTCAGCACGTTCTTGGCACACTCCATCAGGGACGCTTCGTTTCCCCAGAGGTACGCGATCGGCGTCCGCATCGCCGGATCCGACATGGTTGACGGCGGCACGCGAGGCCAGCGCGTCGAGGTCGTGACCGACCCGACGACGATCCTGATGCTGGACGCCGCGATGGAACAACAACCCCAGGTCGGACAGTTTACAGCCGGAGCGGACGTTTCCACGCTCGAGGCCACCATCGCCGCCCTAGCACATCGCCTCGCGACGGACGCTGGACTGTCTCCTTCCGAGCTCCAGCGGACGAGCGGCTCGGCCAAGAGCGGCTACGCGATCAGTCTGTCGAACGAAGGCCGTCGTGAGGCCCAGCGCAAGTACATCCCGCAGCAGCGTGAGGGCGACGAGCGCCTCCTCGCCGTGACGGCCACGCTGTTTAATCGCGCCATGGGGACGCAGTTTCCCGAAGGCGGCTACTCGATCCTGTATCGCGAGATCCCGCTCTCGCCGGAAGAACTCTCCAGCCGTCGTCAGCATGTGCTTGAGATGCTCGAGGCTGGCCTGATGCGCCGCGTGGATGCGCTCCGTTACTTCGGCTCGCTGTCCGAGGAAGACGCTCGCGCCGCGCTCGAGGCCATCGATGCAGAGAAGGCGCCGACCATCGCGGAGCAAGAATCGGAGGGTACGAGGCCGGCGCCCGCGCCGCAGGTATCCAATGACGCGCAGCACGGCGAGGACATGGCCGACGCGGCAGAGGAGATCACCGCGAGCACTGAGGCGATCCGCGCGCTGCTCGCTGGCGATGTTCCGGAGGCTACCCGTCGTGTCCTCGAGGCCGTCGCCGAGAGTCTCGCGGAAGCCGCTGGCTACCTCGGTGCTGGCCCGATGGTGGAGGCCGAGGTCGAGCTCTCCGACGAGGAGGACGACGCGATGCCAGAGACGGAGAGCTGATGCCGTTTCTGTCTGAGCGACAGCGCGACTACCTCAAGCGCGAGCATCCGGCCGTCTACCGGCGGTTCCTGCGCGATGAGCGGGCGATGGGCTTTGAGCTCCGCGCGCCTGCTGACGTCGCCGAGGTGGCGAAGCGTGGCCTCGAGGCTCGTGAGCGGTACGGCCGTGGCGGTACGCTCGTGGGTGCGCGCAGGGCAAACCAGCTGGCGAACCGTGAGGTCGTGAGCATCGAGACGATCAAGCGGATGCTGAACTACTTCAGCCGGCACGCCGTAGACCTCGAGGCGCCTGCCGCGAAGCCGGGGCACCCGGACTATCCGAGCGCCGGCCGCATCGCGTGGGATCTTTGGGGCGGTGCGCCTGGACGAGCATGGGCACGCCGACAGTTGACCGTTTGGGAGCGCGTACAGCGCGAGGAGGGCAAGTGAGCACAGAGGAAGGAACGGACACGACGGGCGCAGAGGCGCGTATTCGGCAGCTGGTCGCGCGAGTGAAGGAGCTCGAGGGCCGCGTCGGAGAACTGACGCCGCTCGCCGAGCAGGCCGACAAGTACCGGACGCAGATCGAGGAGGTCAAGGCGCAGAGCAAGGCCGAGCGCGAGGCGCTCCGCATCGAGCGCGAGATCTCGTCGGCCGGCATCACCGACGCCGAGGGCATGGAGTACGTCGTCCACGCCTACGGCAAGCTTCCGCAGGAGGGCCGTCCTCCGCTTGCGGAGTGGCTGGCAGCGAAGGACGCACTGCCTCGCGCTGTGCGGGCGTACCTGCCGGAAGCCACGCCGGCCGCGGCGCCGGCACCGACGACGATGACGATGCCGAAGAGCAACGCGGGCGTGACGTCGCAGGCCGTGACGCCTACGGCAGCGTGGACGCCGGAGGCGATCATGCGGCTGTCGCCGAGTGAGTTCCGAGCGAACTTCGCCGCCATCAAGGCGTCGGGTGGCGTGCCTTGACATTCTGTCGCGGACGGTAGTACGGTAGCCGTGAGGCGAGAGCCTCACGCGCTCGAGGCAAGCTCTCGTTAAAAGCGACAGGCGCGGCAACGTCAAACCTTCATAGGAGGCCAACATGGCCAACATCGACTTTGCCGCTCTTGACGGCAACGCCCGCGCCGCTGCGGTTCTGTTCCAGTCCATCGTGATGAAGCTCGCCGACACCGGCAGCCTCCGCAACGCCCCGTGCTTCCTCAACGTCGGCAGCATCAACGGCTCCGGCAGCGACAGCATCCAGGTGCCTGTCGTCGGCCTCAACGGCACCGACATCATGGCGGCTGTGGCTGACGGTTCGTCCGTCGCCAACACCTCGATCACCTCTGCCGCGGCTACCGTGGCCGTGGCTCGCCAGGCTCTCCGCTACGACCTGACCGATCTCGCTCGCGTCAGCAACAGCGTGGCCGGCGGCGTCGATCTCGAGGGTCTGTCCAACGCGATGGTGGCGGCGTTCAACGGCCGTTTCAACCAGATGGTGTGCGCGCTTTCCGGCGGCTTCGCCACGCAGGTTGGCAGCACGGGCGTCGATCTCACGACCGACAAGTTCTATGACGCGATCTTCGCTCTCCAGCTCCAGAGCGTCATGGGCGAGTACCACGCCATCCTGCACCCGCAGCAGTACAACGACCTCATGTCGTCCCTGCGCGCGGAGACGGGCCCCGCGCAGTACCTCATGGCGAACCAGGAGCAGACGAACGCTCTGGGCGCCTCGTTCAAGGGGAAGCTCTTTGGAGTCAATACCCACGTTTCGTCCTTCGTTCCGAGCGTGGGGGGCACCGACTACCGGGGTATGATGCTCGGCGAGGGTGCGATCGCCTACGCCCTCGGCACCCCGGCGCCCATCCAGGCCGCTGGTGGCGTGATCATCCCGGCCGGCGCCCCGATCGCCGTGGAGTGGGAGCGCGATGCCGCTTCCGGCCTCACGAAGGTCGTCGGCTCCGCGTTCGTCGGCGTTGCAGAGCTCCAGGACCTCAAGGGCGTCGGCATCCTGTCCGACCTCTGATCCTGCTCGCCTAGCGTCAAGGCGTGTCCGTGCTTATGGTACGGGCACGCCTTCGTGCGTAAGGAGGGATCATGGCGGCAACATTCACGACGGCCAACGCGTCCGGGTTCGAAGGCACTCCTGCCTCTCGTCCGCAGGCGATGGCGAACCTGCTCAACATGCCGAGCAACGCGCAGTGGTGGTACACGCACCATCCGGCGCACTGGCAGCTCGTGGAGGGCGAGTGGCTCCCCGACCTCACGCAGATGGTCGCGATCCCCGGCCTCAACCGCGTGGACAAGAACGGCGACACGGCGCTCACCGAGGTGCATCTCGCGAAGAAGGGCGCCACGGTCATTCCCTGGGAGGTCGAGCCTGGTGGCTACTGTATGCAGTTCGCTGGCGTGAACGGGCCTGTCTACCTCTCCAAGTGGGAGAAGCCGAAGCTCGTGGCCGGCCAGCTCCGCGTCACGCCTGACGAGGCCGGCTATCGCGAGTTCCGCAAGCGCCTCGTCGTGGAGGGATGGATCAAGGTTCCCGATCCCGACTTCATCGATGTGATCATCGGCCGTCAGGAGCGCCTTGTCAACGAGCACCGCACCCGCGCGCCGGTCAACCCCGGTAGCGCGCTCATCCTCCCGGTCGCCGAGAAGCGCCTCGAGGACATGCGCGCCGCGAAGGAGCGCCTCTACGCCACCGACGAAGCCGCGCCGAAGCGAGGCCGCAAGTGAGCGCGGGCGAGAAGCCGGCGATCCGGCAGGGCATGGATCAGATGACGAAGCGCCTCGTGGAGGGCGGGATGCCATCCGACAAGGCCCGCAAGGTGGCGCAGGATGCGGCTGTGCGTGCGGATCGTCGGGAGCGCGATAAGCGGTAGCCAGGTGGAGGTCGGGCATGTCCCTCGCAGAGACGGTCTACGCTGCTCGGTTCCGCTCGACGGAGACGATCGAGCGTGGACGCCAGCAGGCGCTCACGTGCCCGACCCAGCGCGCAGGTGCGACGGCAACGCCGACGAGCGGGACGATCACGATCTAACGG